AGATGGTAAAAAGAAAAAAGTTTGGAAAGCTGATTTTGACGGAAACTTAGAATTAAGTACAGACGATGTTAGAAAAGCTGTTGATTGGCATTCGGCGGTTCTGAAGCGATGAGTAGTATCTTACGCAAGCGAGTAGTATACGCACTTGTACAGGTTTCCTGTACAGCTTTTCTGTACAATTCAATGAGCTGTAGCGATGATGTCTATGTCGGTGGATATAACAAGGATTTGGAACACATTGATTCAACATTTTACGAAAAGTCAAGGAAGATAAACACAGGTCATGGATAAGCCGATTGGACAAGATTCGTCACTTAACATTAGCTTGCCTATGCTCTTGCAAGCCGTAGGATTTATCGGTGCTATGGTGTGGGGCTACGGACAGTTGAACACAAGAATATCATTCATCGAACATCAAGCAAGTATGAATGAGCAAACCATTAAAGAGATGAAGACGATGCAAAATTTACCTATTCCAAGCGATGTTAGGCAGGATGAGAAGTTGCAGAGACTTGAAGATGAAATTGAAAGACTGAGGGACAATAAATGACTTGGTTTTATTTTCATGTTGCCCTCGCCATCGTTATACTGTTCAAAGACCATAACGGAACGCTTGAAGATTCTCTTAATAGATTTGAGGAGAAAATCGGAATTTACACACCGCCCGATTCAACGGTAATGGAAGTTGATTCAACATGGGTAGAAGATGCAAAAAGGAATTAGCACAGATTCACAGATTCATATTTCGGTCATTTTTTTAGTGAAAATCCTGATCGGAATTAGTGCCTTGATAGCCGGATACTACAATATCCAGAATAAATTTGCGAGTATCGATAGAAGCATAGGGGATCTGCATGAAGAAGTGGTGATATTGACATCGAAAGTGTCAGCGATGGAACAGGAACACATAGAGGAATTGGAAGAAACTATTGTCGAACAGAAATCACTATTGCAAAAAATGGGGCTTAAAAAATAATGAATATTTACGCTGAATATGGTGCAATCGGTGTCATTGTAAGTCTATTCGTAATGATGATCACCAATTTAATCAAGAGCCAAAAACTTCAAAATGAGGACTTGGATCAGATACGTCAAGCCAATGCAAAATTGGAAACCAAAATGGCAAATGTAGAATCAATCGTTCTCAAAATGCTTGACAGATGGAATCGGTCAGATGAAACGTCCCAAAGACACAGGGAGGATATTGTGAAAGAATTAAACGATGTGACCGATGATCTTGCATATTTGAAAGGCAGAATCAACGGTAAGCAATAACCTACCACGCCAGAATACCTTTAAAACCCTCATATTCGCCGAATACGGGGGTTTTTTGTTTCTATTAAGTGTATGTGTGCCTTCGTATAAATAGGATGAATATGGGAAATAAAAAAATCCCCACATATTAGTTTTTTATGTTTATATTGGGGCATGGTTAATACGAAAATAAACAACATTTCACCGGGGCGACCCTTTAGTGGTGTTCTCTCCACGATCGTATTAACCTTCGATTCTCGTCCCGGTATCATTTTAAAAGAGGAATAATAAAATGAAAAAACGAAACTATATAATATCGAAGATGAAAGAAATGGGTTTTTCCGCAAGGGAAACCTTTTACTTTATGAAAGAACACGGTTTAAATGAATCATACGAAATAATCAAATGGTGTTTTTCTTCTTGTGTCAAGTGTGGAAAATCGCAATAGAAACAACCCAACGCAAAGAGGAACAACAGAATTGACCGCTCCGAAGGACACTATTCCTCGCCTTTTCCCGCAAGGGCGGGGCGGTCTTAAAATGAGGAATAAAATAATGAAAGACACACAAATATTTAATATAATAAAATCTGTGTTTCCAAAAGCAGCTTTTTATGAATCTGAAGATTATTTACTTGAAAATAATATGGTACAAGTCGATAGGAAAACAAATATTTGTTGGATGCCACAAGATGAACCTTTGACTTCTGACATATATCAATCCGACTCATACTTTACACTTAGTATTGAAATGGATGATGGGTTTTTATGCTCTATCCATCCAAACTTGGATAATGTAATAGCAAAAATAAAAAGTAGTCATAAATAAAGATCATCAAAGACAGAGGAACAAATAGTGAGCAGAACATCTGAAGGACTTGAACCGTGGAAATACGGCCCGGAATTTGGTGTGGATAGACAAATCAAACCGGACGAACCTATTTGTCCCCATGAAACCGTCTTTGCGGAAAAGATGGAAGATGAATCCATATTGATCTGTGAAGTTTGTGGCGAGGATGTGACCGGAGGAATCGTTGGATAAAGTTACATACAGAGCCATCATCGAACACGATTTGCCCAACGGTGATGTGAAGGGCAAGAATTTGGTCGAGTTCACAATCGATGAACTTGTGGATGAAATTGTGAAGGCAGGGCCAGGATGGTGCTTGAATCACGCCCACAAATGCTTCCCCCCATATAAAGACGGAGATTATAAAAAGGTGGAATCCGTCACCGATATAGTGAACGCCACACTTCAACTTAAACAACTAAATGAGGGATAATATGCCTGTAAAAATACATAATAAAGACTATTACACGGTGGCTGAAAGAATACACCTAATGGTTGAATTTCTTGGAAAACAAGAAAAAGATTATTCACTAAATACCGAATTGATCAGTTGGGAAAACGGGGTGGTAATTATGAAAGCCACCCTTACGCTAATTAACGGCGAATCCGTTCTGACCTACACCGGACACGCTTACGAAAAAGAAGGTTCGAGTCAGATCAACAAGACGAGTGCTTTGGAAAATTGTGAGACTTCGGCTATCGGACGCGCTTTAAGTGCTGCCGGGTTTGGTGGCGGAAATGAGTTCGCATCTGCGAATGAGGTTGAAAACGCAATACATCAACAAAATAAAACGCCCAAAAAGGCATCAAAAACACGAAAAAACGGCACAAGTTATATGACGGCATCACAAGAAAAAAAGATTCGTGATTTAATCAAATCATCTGTTCTGACCGACACAGAAAGAGTGTCTGCCGAAGGTTGGTTGTCCGACCCTAATGGACACACAAAGGAATCTGCATCCGATACAATAAATATGCTGACCAAGAAGATTGCCAATGGATTGGAGAACTAACGAATGGCAAAAACTAATAAAAAGGTTCGCACTGGCACAAAGCCTGATGGGATGGAAAAAGACACTTCGGGTAAAACAGAGACTTTTCGGGGATACTCCGAAGGTGAATCATTTATCGGTAGCGCAACTACGCCGATTGTTGAACGAACTGCGAGTCGTTTATTACAGAGAAAAAAATGATAGACCTCCTAAATAAATATGCGATAAAAATAACAAAACTGTCACTGGAAATGCAGGACATAGCCAACGGTGCTGTCGTTGATCCGGACACGGGCAATATTTTAAAAGACAAATCTGGGAATACTATTTTTTACAAAGATTCTCAGGGACATAAAAACAGAAGGGAAAAATCAAAATAATCGTGAGCCTACCCATCCACATAATCAAAACAAGCCTATGACCTTGAAAGATAAATCCGACAATACCAAGCGGGTTTCCCCCGAATACCGAATTTACTATTTATATCCCCCTTTTGATGGCGACCCCGTTGCCGTTATCATACCCAAAGACCAAGTGAAATATCACGATGGACACTTCACAAAGCTGTACCGCCGCTATGAATCAAAGAACTGGCGGATCGAAGAAATCAAACCAAAGGAGAAAGTGAATGAAGAATCACAGATACACCCGCTCACAGGACGACCAGTTTGACAGATATATATATGGATTTGCCAAGCTGTTCGCTGTCTATATGTTTTTTCAGATATTGAGATCAATCGCAAACGGTTGGATTTAGTGGCCAAGCGTTTTACCGATACTGAAAAATGGAAAAAGAAGTGGATTCGTGAACTGAATCCCGACATGAAATTATTTTGGTTTTACTTATTAGATAATTGTGATCACGCCGGGATATGGGAAGTGGATATTGACCTTGCATCGTTTCAGATCGGTGTCAAGCTGGATGAGGCCAGAATTTTAAAAGTGTTCAGCCGCAAAATTGTGCCTTTTAAAGATGGGAAATGGTTTATCCCCAAATTTATTGAATATCAATATGGTGAATTGAATGAAAATGTAAATGCTCATAAATCAGTCATAAAAATATTAAAAAAGTATGGGTTAAATAAAAAAAATCAACAGTTGCCCAACAGTTCATCTGGAACTGTACAGGATATGGATATGGATATGGATAAGGTTAAAGATAAAGGGGGGGAAAAAAATCAATTAGAATCAATCGAGTCTAAATTGTCAGATTATTCCGAGAAGTACCCCACCTTAAATATCCAATTCTATTATGATTCTTTCGTGGATTATTTGAAGGCTAAAGGGAAACAGTACAAAAATTACGAATCCGCCTTCAATAATTGTTGCCGACAGGAGTGGTATAAAGAAAGACCCGGATCATATTTATCCGACAAGCCAAAAGACAGGAGAATCGTAATTGGTTGTCCGGATGGCCACCACCAGAGAAAAGTGAACCGGGGTGTTTATGCTGTCTGCCCCAAGTGCAGGACTTCTATGAAGCCGATTGAAGAATTACAACTGAAACAGGCAATCGCATGAAAAAGGAATACATATTAGAAGGTCGGTGGCTGAACGCCATCAAAAACAAACGCCCGGAATCGGAAATAAGAGAATACAAAAAAGCATACATCAAAGAAGTGGAAGAAAATGCCAAGAAACGAAAGTAAAATTATTCTTCATCTTTGCGCCGATATTGGGAGCGATTCTAAACCGTATGAAAATGCGGGATATAATGTTATTCGTATCGGGAAAGAAATTGGCGTTGAGAAATTCCACCCCCCCCCCAACGTGTATGGTATTATCGCAAATCCGCCATGCACGGAATTTTCTTTCGCAAGAACCAATTCAAAGAATCCGAGGGATATTAGAAAGGGGATGGAAATAGTGAATCATTGTTTACGGATTATTTGGGAGTGCCAATACGATCTACCTTCACCTCTTGCAAAGACAACGACTTTAAAATTTTGGATGATTGAGAATCCATTTGGATTGTTGCGGCGATTTTTAGGTCATCCTCGTTTAGTTTATCAGCCTTACGAATATGGTGATAATTATAAAAAACGAACTTGTCTTTGGGGGTTTTTCAATATCCCTAAAAAAAATCCAATCGAATGCACAATGCCGAAATTTGATAAATTAAAATCGAATCAAATTCATTATGTCGGGAATGAACATTTAACGCGCCAGGAACGAAGAAGCATATCTTCGCCTGGATTCTGCCAATCTTTTTATGAAGCGAACAAATGAATTATGCCGAGAAAACCAAGCCGAAAAACCCTCGTAAAGAACCTTGATAAAGCCGTATCACAATACATCAGAAACCGGGACAAATGCTGCGTACAGTGTGGAACTGCGGAAAATCTCACGAATGGTCATATCTTCACACGGAAGAACTATTCAACACGGTGGGACATATCCAATGACGGTAATTGTCACACACAATGTTGGCCATGCAATTATAAACACGGTTCAGATCAATGGCCATACTTCAGATGGTACATCGACAAATTCGGACAGGAAAAATTCGACGAACTGCGAAGGCGACATAAGACCGTGCGAAAATTTAAAAACTATGACCTGGAAGAATTGCTGAGTGAAGTAAAAGAATTAGCACGATGCTAACGATCGAAAACAAAAAAAAGGAAAAGAAAATGCGAACAGTAAATCAAGTCAAGATGACCGATGATTACGGAAAGTTCTCCTTTCTTGATGGAAATAGAATGGTAAACCCATTAAACAAAAGACGATTAAGCGACTCAATGATTGAAAAACAGATACAAAACCCAATCATTGTAAACGAAAAACACGCCATAATTGACGGGCAACACCGCTTTACGGTTATGCGTGAAAACGAACTACCCGTTTATTACATCGTTGTTGATGGTTTAGAGTTGGAGGATGTTCACAGATTGAACACCAATCAAAAAAACTGGAACGCCGATGACTTTATGAATGGATATATCCGGCTCGGAAATAGAGAGTATAGGCGTTACCGTGATTTCAAACAGCGTTATGGATTCGGACACAAGGAATGTCAGGCGATGTTATCTGGAAGAAAACGAAACAACGCGGAAACGTCAGAATTGTTCCGCAGTGGCGGATTCAAAGTTAAAACGATGTCAAAAGCAACCCGGTGGGCGGATCAGATCACAATGGTTGAACCGTATTATGATGGCTACAAGCGAAGGACGTTCATCTATGCGATGCTCGATATGTTTGATGAACCGATATACGACCATGCTGAGTTTATTCAGAAACTTGGTTATCAGTCCGGGAAATTGACAGATCAGACGACAGTGGAACATTATAAAATCCTGATTGAGTCGATCTTCAACTATCGAAGGAATCCAAAAGTAAGATTGTACTAAATAAAAATGGGGGGCGGGAAACCGTCCCCCAATAATTATGAGTTACTATAACACAACAAATTTAAAAGGATATGACCTCAAGGAAGCAAGGCGCAAGGCCAACACTCAAGAGGATCGTATTTTGACATTCTTTGAAAAGAATCCCGACAAAGCCTTTTCCCCGGAAGATATACAAACATACTGCATGATGGCCAATAGACCTTTAACCTCGGTGCGCCGGGCCATCACCAACCTCACAAAAGAGGGGTATTTGCGGAAAACCTCTCACATGAAACCGGGGAACTACGGCAAGCCTGTTCATACATGGCAGTTTAAACAATCCACACCACAGGAAGAATTGTGGTAAACACATACCAAAGGAAAAACCATGAGAGCCATCTGCCCTGACTGCGGATCGTCCCATACCAAAAAGAAAGCAATACGCCTAACCAAAAACGGTGAATCAAGAAGAAGGTGGGAATGTAAAGAGTGCGGTCGAAGATTCACAACCAACTGGCAGACGTTTGAAAATATAGATAAATCTCACCTCCCCCGGATATTATTATTCGATATTGAAACAACTCCCATGACCGTTCATGTATGGGGACTGTATAAACAGCGCATCCCCCATACCAATATCGTGAAAGAGTGGAATGTTTTATCCTGGGCGGCGAAATGGCTGTATGACGATGAAATTCACAGTGATATTTTAACACCTAAAGAAGCGAAAGCCGGGGATGATAAAAGGATCATAGAATCCATCTGGACATTATTGGATAAAGCCGACATCGTTATCGCTCATAATGGGGATCGCTTTGATCTACGGAAATTAAATGCCCGCTTTATAGACAATCAGTTAGACCCGCCTTCTCCCTACAAGTCCATTGACACCTTAAAAGTAGCCCGCCGGGAGTTCGCCTTCACATCTTACAAGCAAGATTATCTCACCAAGCATTTCAAACTTGAGCAGAAACTGGACACGAATTTTCAACTCTGGCTTGATTGCATGGATGGGAAGCAGGATGCTTTGGATAAAATGGCCGAATACAACCGCCACGATGTAATGGGATTGGAAGATGTTTATTTAAAACTCCGCCCCTATATCCACAATCATCCCAATCTGGGTGTACTGATGGATCAGGATGCCTGTCCAAATTGCGGATGTGAAGATTTGAATGAAACTGAAGCAGTCTATCTGACAAGCGCATATCAATTCCCGGTTTATAGGTGTAGCAGTTGCAAAACTCCCTATATACGTCACAAGAAAAATTCCAACATTGTGAAAACAAATATCAGAAGTGTAGCCAGATGAAAGTGATTTCACTTGGATTGGGGATACAATCAACGACTATGTATTTAATGAGTTCATTGGGACATATAGATCGTGCCAATTATGCTATTTTTGCTGATCCCGGTGCAGAATATGACCAAACATATAAATTATTGGATGACCTAAAAAATTGGTCTAAAAAAAATAATGGAATAGAAATTATTGTATGCGATGAGAAAAACCTATACAACGATTTGATTGATGGAACTAATTCGCCCGGACAGAGATTTGCAGGTATCCCCGCATTTAGCAATTATGAGTCCGGCGGGATGATTCGGAGACAATGCACATCAGAATATAAAATAAAACCGGTTATGAAAAAAATGCGAGAACTGCATGGTCTAAAAAAATATCAAAAAAATAAACCATCAGAAGTATGGCTTGGAATATCTTTAGATGAAATACAAAGAATGAAAACATCTTTAATTTTTAATGTTGAGTATGTTTATCCTCTAATTGACAGAAGAATTACTCGTGAAGATTGTCAAAAATATCTGACAGAAATGGGATTTAATGATGTTATAAAATCGGCTTGCGTATTTTGTCCTTATCATCAAAATAGAGATTGGAAACGGCTCAAGAATACAAATCCTAAAGGATGGGGAAAAGCTGTTGAGGTTGATAATTCAATTAGAAACGCCCTAATAAATCGTGGCCTTGAAGGGGAATTGTTTTTGCACAGATCACTAAAACCGCTTGACTCTGCCTATTTGCAAGAAGATCAAGAAGAATTGTTTATGTGCGAAGAAGGATACTGTGGAATATGATATTAGCGAGAAAGATGCTGCCAAATATATGCAAGGAAGGCTCTTGTTTAGAAATAGCCGAATATGAATTTACTGATGTGAAGGATGGTAAGACCGTCACACTGGCTTATGCCTGTAATGATCACGTCGAAGATGTAAGGAAATTATTAAAAGAAATATTTAAAAAGAAATGAGGGCGTTTTTTAAAGTTAGGAATCATTTAGATCGCTGACTTTGGAAAAGAGACTTGGTTGGCAAACTGGTCGCCCTCAAAGAATTATGCCGAATAAAAATGCATTGGTATTTGACAAAAGATGGTGATGAGTATTGTATGGACTTATTTAAACGACATTATTCATATAGAGAATATGCAGATGGCAGAGAACAGAAATTATTTGTTGGGCCTGGTGAAAAACTTGTGCTTCGCACATGGGAAGCTGATGCGATGTTTGTATGGAGAAATTTTATAAACGATTCCGGAGAAAATGGAATTAATTGTGCAGTCTTTAGAAATGAGTCAGAAACGAAAAGTAGCACCCTCATTCAAGAAGCGGATGCGATTGCTGATGCAATATGGCCTGATCAAAGGCATTATACCTATATCAATGCAAAAAAAATCAAATCAACTAACCCTGGATACTGTTTTAAAAGAGCCGGATGGAAACAGTGTGGAATAACAAAAATACATAAACTTATAATTTTGGAAAGAAATGCCGAATAAAAAAGCAAAAAACAGGAAAAGAGCGAAGATGCTTAAACGAAAAAGCATCGCTGAATATAAATCAAAGAAAAGAAGGGAGCGAAAAGATGCCAGAAAAACAGTACATCAACAAGTGCAAGATAGTTGAAAAGGAGTTTGACAATGGGGGGAGTGTTCTAAATTGCGCCTTCAACGTAAAGGAACTGCAAGACATGGCGGAAAATGGATGGGTGAATCTATCCATATCCAAACGCCGGCAACCGTCCGAAAAAGGGGCAACGCATTACGCCTACAAAAACGAATACAAGCCAAAGGATGAGGACTTACCGTTTTGATTGATGCAATAGTAAAAATATCCGGGTCAATATTATGTCTGGGGATCGGCCTGTCCCTGATCGCCTTCGGGTTGATCATGTTCAGTGCATTCGTGACAGAAATTTATGAAAGATATATAAAAAAGTGAGGTAACGATGCACGTCTGTTTGAATCATTTAATTGGCCTGACGATTATATTCATAGTGACCCTATTAACTGTGGTCATAAGTATAAACAATAGGGAGAAAGAAGATGACTAAAGTATGTCAAACTTGTAATAAGGAGAAACACCACGCCGACTTCTACGCCTATCATGCCAACCCCAACCGGTTAAGACCCCATTGTAAGCAGTGTCAAGGTCTGAAACGACAATCAAGGGATTGGCAGGGATGGAAACAGGGATGGCCTTACAAGGGCGACATCGATGATATGGAATATTTGAAAGACAGAGCGGAGACATTCATGGAAAATGGCAACGGATGGTGGTGGGGACAAGGATAGATGGAGCAGGGCTACAACGAGGAAGCGGCACGTTTAGCGGAAAAAGCACTCAAAAGATTAAACGTTTTCAAGTTAGCCGTAGAATATTTGTATCACCGGGGTCAATACGATTCTGATGAATTAAAATTTGCTAAAACCACCGAGTCCGCATGGCCCGAACTATCTGATTTACAGAGAGATATAGTCTATATGCACACCATCCAGGGCTTTTCTTTCACCGGGATAGCCGACTTGAAAGGTATATCCCCACAGGCCGCATCACAAGCCTTTCACCGGGCCTGTAAGCACTTCCAGACTGTTTAAATCACCCCAATAGGGTAGAGGGGTCACTCACCGCCCTACCCGCATTTCTGACAAAACAGACGAAGGACAGGCGGTAAACAGGAATGGTGGGCGTACCTCTTTCCGGAAAGATGATACGATACGACTACAAATGCAATTCTTGTCTGTGGGTATGGGAAACACTACGCCCTATGGACGACGAATCAGACGAACAATGCCCGAAATGTGATTCATTCCGCACACGGAAAGCAATCACGGCGGCTAATTTTATTCTCAAAGGGGAGGGATTCCACGATACCGATTATGACCGATATGGCCCAAAGTCTTAAAACAAAAGATTATCCCATCGAATCATTGATATTCGCTGAATATAATCCCCGGCAACTGACCAAAGACCAATATAAAAATCTCAAAGATTCTATCACTCGTTTTGGATTGGTCGATCCTTTAATTGTAAACACCCATAAAGACCGTAAAAATATACTGGTAGGAGGACACCAAAGGGCAAGGGTAGCGAAAGATTTAGGGTTTGATAAAGTCCCTGTGGTGGAGGTGAGCCTTCCTTTAGATCAAGAAAAAGAATTAAACATCCGGCTTAATAAGAACACAGGTGAATGGGATTACGATGCCCTGGCTAATTATTTCGATGTAGGCGAATTGACGGAGTGGGGGTTTGATGATAAAGATTTATTTCCGTTTGACCAAGATTATGGAACGGAGTTTGAATTACCGGATGGAGACAAAGAGCCTTTCCAGCAGATGACGTTCACATTATCAGACGAACAGGCGGAGATTGTCAAAGATAAATTGAAAATAGCAAAACAAAACGACTTCGGCGATACAGGAAATGAGAATAGCAACGGAAATGCTTTATGGTGGATATGCAATTCTTATGAGTAGAGTAAAAGACATCCGGTTAAAGGTAATTCCGTCAAAGATTGCAAATGATTTTGTGAGGAAATATCATTATTCAGGGAAGGTTGTAAATAATTCCAAACTGCATTTTGGTGCATTTCTCGATGGGGTGTTGCATGGGGTTATGAGTTTTGGCAGTTCGACGGATAAAAGAAAAATGCTTGGGTTGGTTAAAAATACAGGGTGGAATGAATTTCTTGAATTAAACCGTATGGCGTTTGATGATATATTACCACGCAACAGTGAGAGCAGGTGTATTTCGGTTGCAATTAGGTTAATAAAAAAACATGCACCTCATATTAAGTGGATAATTAGTTTCGCAGACGGGGCACAATGTGGTGACGGCACAATTTATAGAGCAAGCGGTTTTAAACTTACAAATATAAAACAAAACAAAACTATGCTAAAAATGCCTAATGGTGATATAATAGCAGACAAAACACTAAATAATAGCAATTACAAAAAGATAGGTCAGAGTGCAGGATATTGGAAGCGTAATGGTGCATATCCAATAAAAGGCAATCAGTTTAGATACATTTACCTAATAGATAAAACCTACAAAATAAATGTTCCAATATTACCATTCAGTAAAATAGATGAAATGGGTGCTGGAATGTATAAAGGTAAAAAGAAATGCGATTCTGGTGTAAATAGAAGCACACCATCTTTCCAAGATGGAGGAGGCGGGGCAGAGCCGACCGAATCGCTCTATAATTATGCCTGATGTATCAGGAAAGAACAGGAAAGCCAACGGACAATTCAAACCGGGTGTATCTGGCAATCCAAGCGGCAGACCTAAAGGCGTACAGTCCATCCCGGATATACTCCGAAAGATAGGGGATGAAGAAGGCACGGTGGATGGCAAGAGTAAACTGGATGTGGTAATGTATAAAGTATTTCAGTACGCATTAGAGGGGAAATCCTGGGCGGTACAGTTCATCGCAGATCGTACAGAAGGCAAGGCATTGGAACGAGTAGAACAACACGTTACGAAAGACGAGATAATCATTGAGTGAAGTTCCGAATAAAAAAAGACAATATGCTCAAACATCAACGGCGATTCTGGGATATGCCCAATCGAATTGTCCTATTGATTGGCGGTTACGGATCGGGAAAGACTTATATCGGGGCGTTGAAATCCCTGTACATGAGTTATTTAAACAGTCCTGTACCCGGAATGTATGTGTCACCTTCACACCAATTGGCCACCAAAACAATCATTATAACGCTCAAGGAGTTGTGTAACCGTGCCGGGATTGATTACACATACAATCAGCAGCGAAGCGAGTTCATCTTCCATAATTGGGGCGGTGTGTTGTGGCTTGGGTCTGGAGACAAACCCGATTCCTTGCGTGGCCCGAATATTGGATGGGCGGTTATAGATGAACCATTTATACAAAAGCGTGAAGTGTTTGAACAAATGATTGCTCGTGTACGCCACCCGGAAGCCATCAAGTCACAGATATTCCTGACAGGAACGCCAGAGCAATTGAATTGGGGCTTCACGTTAGCCAATGACCCGGACATTGACATTGGTGTAATACAGGCTTCCACATTAGACAATCCACATTTACCAGACGATTATAAGCAGAGTTTATTACAAGCGTATTCAGAAGAACAGATTGAAGCCTATGTGCATGGTAAGTTTGTAAACCTAACTCAAGGCCGGGTGTATAAAGACTTCGACAGGGAAAAGCACGTTATTGAACGGCCAGACCTGAAGAACGAAAACCTTCCCATTGGTATTGCGATGGACTTCAACGTGGATGCCATGAGTTCAGAGATATTCTATATAGGCCCGAATTGGATTCACGTATTCGATGAAATAAGACTAAAGAACGCAACAACGTATGACATGGTTGAAGAATTGGTTAAGAGATACCCGGAAGCTAAGATTTTTCCGGATAGTTCCGGATCGGCGAGGCGTTCTTCCGCAGTGGCGAGCGATCATCAAATCATTAGGTCGCACCCAGGTTATACCATATCAGCACCGAAAGCCAATCCGCCTGTTCGTGAACGTGTTAATTCAGTTAATAAATTAATACGCGACGGAAACTTTTCATGTGAGAACTGCCCGAATCTCATCATGGACTTTGAGCGAAATGTTTGGCGTGGTAACGATATTGATAAACGAGACAGCACCCAGAGCCATGCGAGCGATGCAATCGGTTATGGGATCAATCGACTTTTCCCGGCACGAAGAAGGATCGCGGTATCTCAAGTATGGTAGGATTCATCCTCGGTATTAGTCTTGCGTTTAATTTGGTTTTTGTCGGGATATGGGTGTATGGAGTGGTGATACAGAAACGCATCAAAAAAGATGTAAAAAAGATTTTAGGCAGCACCAAACTGCCGACTGAATTTTATAAGAAATGGATGTATGAAGCATGACAGTGAATGACGTTGTACTGCCGGACTTATCCGAACAGATCGTACTTGATACAATTCGGAAAGCACAAAGCGGACTAAAGGCTCAGGAGGATGCGGAACGTGCCACCGCTTTAGATTTTTATTATCACAGGAATGTGGATAAACATATCGAACAATGGTTCTCTGCTTCGACCTTACAGCAAGTTCCCACATTCCCGCAGAAGGTTGTTCCTCGCTACGCTCGTGCAAGGAACATGATGTATAAGAACGCACCTAAACGCATGATCAATGGGGAACAGGCAGATGATTATATGGCTATGGCACATCACCTGGATTCAGTCGCAAGGGAGTTCAGCGAAACATCGTGGCTCACTGGTTGTATGGCCTTTAGAAGTAAGTGGGGGAAGGAACGTCTGGAATATGACATCATCCCTTTCTTTAAGCGGTATTATTTAGAAGGTGAATCTGAACCGTTTGCCGTGTCCTATGAGGTAGGTCGTGACCATAAGAACAACCGCATATTCGTCTATTGGTCTGAAGAACGTGATGGCGTACCGGGAAAACACTTTAAGTATGATCAGGCGGGCCGGGTGATGCAAGTGAATGAGGATAATATCAATCCCTATGGGATCATCCCTGTCACCTTCGCTGAATACAGTTCGTCTGCTTCTGATGTGGTTCGGGCTGCGGTGCAAATTGGTATTGCCAATACAGAGATCGCCCTTGCCACACG